AGAAGGAGCTACCTGAAGCGGTAGTTACTGACCCAGAAAATGGGCATCTATCCGTAGCTTATGGCAACATGGTTGGGCTACTAATCGAAGCCATCAAGGAACAACAGACTCAGATAGATGAACTCAAACTTAGATTAAAGGAAATAAAATGAGTAACTTTGTAAGTCTTTATGAAAAGGCTATACCTGATGACCTTTGCGACCGAATTATTGAAAAACATTTAAAGCTACAGAAAAACTCTATAACTGGGCCTCAATTAGGCCAAGACACTAACCCTGAACGTAAGGACATAAGCTTCTTTTTAGATATAGAGGATGGTGATTTAACTTCTGAGTTTATGGATGTTGCAATAGTAAAATTGCGTGAGTACATTGACGAGCATCCTTCTTTAGCTCCTAGAAATCTTTACTTAAAGAACGTTAAAGTACAAGAAACTAGACCTAAAGGTGGCTTTCATACCTTTCACTCTGAACGTGGGTTGCAAGAGTATTCTCTTAGGGAATTAGTGTACACAGTATACCTTAACGATGTTGTTGAAGGTGAAGGTACAACTGAGCTTCTTGAACAAGGTCTTAAGATACAGCCTAAAAAGGGGACAATGGTTATATTCCCTGCTGCATGGACACATACGCATAGGGGAAACCCTGTTTATAGTCAAAGAAAATATATAGCAACAGGCTGGATTAGTATGTCTGAAAGAGAGGGGATATAATATGGCAGTAACATTAGTTAGTACAGGGGTTCAATTCCCTGACAACACAATACAAACATCAGCAGCCTCAGGTTTGCCTGCGGTTAGTTCAATGACGACGACTACTAGCTCAGGTAGTAATGGAACTTATTTGGGTAATGGCGGTAGTGGCTGGTACTACTTTTCTAACTTTACCAAAGGTAATCAAACCCTATCCTATGTTGAAGGCTGGAAAACAAAGACACAGTTTCCTTACAATAATATGCCCATTGAGACTGGCCCAACTGGTGGCCTATTTTGGGCTAACGGAACTCCGCGTCTTAACACTACATATTATTCGGTTAACAGTGGCTCTGGCTATGCTGGAGCTACTATAAAATGGCGAAAGCTTTAGGGGTTACAAATATGATTATTCAAATTGATGTAACAGATGGTCGTATACTTTCTTGGGGCTTACTAGAAGGTTCTTATGATTTAGAAAACGATAACAATGTAGTAGAAACTCTTGAGTACACAGGTGTTGATGAAGAGAATTATCATGAGTATCTCTGGTCTGAAGGAGGCACGTTTACGCACTCCCCGCTACCAGTGCATGCTATAGATGGGGAGGAGTCATTAGACCCTCTGGCTTTCCTTAATCAAACTGATTGGTATGTAATCCGTAACCAAGAGACAGGTGCAGATATACCCCAAGACATCTTAACGGCTCGTGCAGAAGCTCGTTCAGCTATCGTATAATATTTTAAAACAAGGAGTCAATTATGACTGAAGCAGCAATTGAAGTAGAAGTAGAAGTAACCCCAGCTCACCTAGTAACATGGGTGACTAATGAAACTGAGGAAGCTAGTGCTGACTCAGTCTCTGTAACATTTACATGTGGAACCACAGGTATCACGCATGACCGTAATGTAAACACCGTAGGCTGTGAAGATGATGCTGCCATTGAGCAACGCTTATCAGAAGTAGCAATGGGTGTACACAACAAAATCTGTGTAGGTGCTATTGCTGCTCCTTCAGAAGAAGCTGAAATAAACCCAGAATAGGAAGTAATAATATGAGCGAAAGTAACGTAGTAATGATTAACGACAGTAGTTATGTATTCGATGACCTGTCTGAGAAGGCTAAAGTATCGTACCAGCAACTTTTGTCGTTACGTAACCAGATGGCCGACTTATCCATGAAGCAACAACAACTTGCTGCTGCACAATCAGTATTTGAACAAACACTTGAAGCTGAGCTTGCTGAACAGCCTGCTGAAGCTGAAGTAGCCTAATGCGTAGGGCGATATGGTTAGTCTTATTAATACCTACACTGGCTATGGCTGAACCTATCGTGACTGACTCCACTACTAAAAGTACAGTTCACACGACAGGCAGTGTAACTACAACACTAAAGTCCCCACCACCATCTGCTATCTCCCCCTCATTAGGTGGTAGTAACTCTGACTCATGTACAGTTGGGGTGGCAGGTGCAGTGCAGACACAGATCCTAGGTATCTCAGCAGGTACTACAACTCGTGACCTTAACTGTGAACGATTGAAGAACGCTAAGACCTTATACGACATGGGTATGAAAGTAGCTGCAGTGTCAGTGTTATGTCAGGACCTCAGGGTCTTCGATGCTATGCTGATGGCAGGTACACCATGCCCGTACAACGGGATCATCGGTGCTGACGCTAAGATAGCATGGGAAAACGATGAAGCTAAAGTACCCAAAGCAGAGGCTATGGAAGAGGACGGGACTGAGAAGTTCTTATTCGGCCTTGGAGGCTCTCTACTTGGACTCCTACTGTTGCTATGAGATTAATCTTAATCGCTCTCACAGCGGCTCTGGTGAGCTCTCAGGTACACTCTGAGTATCTCTATGGTATCTCGGGTGACATGGCAGGAACTGGACACACTTGGGGTATGAACATCGGACCCAGTAATACCAGAGGTCTCAGGATTAACGGAGTGTACTATCAATACACCCCAGTTAAGAATACTGAAGATGATATGGTGGTCTATGTCAGAAACAAGAAGATTGGTGGAGGCTACATCTTCGAGAGTTCTGATGACTGGTCTGGGTTACCCGGGGGTATCCCGATAACCCGAGGGTTCCTTGTGGATAACTCACCCATAGAACTCTGGGGTGATGGTTCCATAGATGTTGAAGGTACAGGCTCCGTCAAGGATGCTAATGTCATATACAGTTACAAGTATAACAACGACTGCCTGACACCAATGTCTGACCCCTCATGTCCCGGATATACCGATGCAGTCCTTGGGATGATGAACAACCAAACCATTGAAGCTTATGATTCTTTAAGCGACAAGAACATCACAGATGTACTGGACGAGGAAGTAGATCTGGAAGAAGACACCGATGAAGAAGAGGCAGATGAAGAGAAAGAGATGCTTGAGAAGATCCTCAGCAGTGTAGACGATTCAGTCTTATCTGCCAATGTGGTCTCACAGAACCTCTTGATGTACGCTATGACTCATGCTGGGACTATGAACACCTACTACGATAAGAAGTTAGCAGGTGGTGTGTATGAAGAGACAGTAGTCTTGGATGGTGGTAACTTACCAGACAATAAGAAAGGTGCGAGGGCAGGTCTGGCACAACAACTATTACATACCCAGATGGTAGGTATGCAGTATAAACCGAAGGAGTAACACATGAAGAAATTACTAATAGCAGGTGCTCTGCTTGCATCCTGTTCACCAGCGTACGCAGGGGAGACCCCTATCGTGGGCAATGTACAAACCCGATGCCTTATCGTAACAGACACCAATGGTGTGTTCGGTAACCCGTTACCAAGCAAGCTAAGTACAGCTTCCGCTGACGGTGGTGTTGTACCTATCGTACGCTATGATGTTACCCTTGCAGATGCTTATCTTGCCAAGGTGACAACACCTACAGCATTCAGCTCTTCACCAGCACTGTCAGACGCAGTAGTCTGGACTGGCTCAACAGCAGTGACTAAGACCTCAGATGCTGGTATGGCTGCGTACGAGACCGGTAAGGTAACTTACGGTTCTACTACTCAGTTTGACCTGACTCTTGCAGGATCCACATGGTTCTCCTCAGAGGCTACCGCAGTCTATGGTGGAACTAAATCATTTCCCGGAGGCAGCTACACAGCCATCATCTTAGCTGAGTGCATTGCGAAGTAACCTGAGAGTACTCTTGTCTTTCATATTGGTTACACTAAGCACTACTGTGTATTCACATCAGATGACACCCACATACCCTAAGTTTGAACTGTCGTTCATTCCGGGTATCTCAGTGACTACAATGAATCTATTCAACAAGAGAACAGATGTAGCTTACTATGAGGTCGGGGTGTTCACTGATGATTGGGAGCCAGTGCCCTTTGTGTCTCAGTACAAGGTAATACCTATGAAGTACTTGGACACCATCACCTTTGATGTTTATGTAAACAACGATGCCTTAAGGTCTGTTGAGTACATATGCTCTCAGTCAAAGCTGAAGCTGGGGACTACTGTAACATCTAAGATATGTTCGAGGATAAAGTTATGAAAAGACTACTATTGGTGACACTCTTAATGTGCACACCTGTACTTGCAAGTAACTCGCTTTCTCTGCAACTACCAAGCAGCAACTCAAGTTACCAGTCAGATAAGTTTAAGACTGGTGACTTAGACTGCTCAAATGCTATAGGTGGTACGATAAACTTAGAGTTCGGAGTAACAGGTATCATCAACAATGCTACAAGCATCTTTGACTCCGGTGACCCTACTCCGCAGTCTAAGGATATTGGTATCTTTGCCAGAATCATAATGCCTCTTAATGCCCCCAAGGAAAGAATCAACTGCAACACGTTGTACTTACTGGAGCTTAACAAGAAGCGTCTTGAGATAATGAAGTTAGAAACTGAACTAAATGCCCTAAGAAGGCTACAGCTGGAGGGGTGATATGGCAGAGATAGAATATGGTGGCGTCAAGCTAGGGGGCAGTAAGCTGCTCTTGATAGTCCCACTGATAGGTACAATCGTAGGTGGGTTGTGGGGTGGCTTTGAAGCCTACCAGAGATACCTAAGTATGGAGGCAAGGATTAACGAGTTTGTCACACCAGACCTCTCAGACTATGATAAGCGTATAGCTGTCATGGAGGGTAAGTTTGCTGTTATAGATAAAGAGATGGTCCTACTTAAAGACACCTCAGAAGGGCAGTATATAACTGTAAGAGACCTTAAGACCTCCCTAAGGGAAGATATCAATAGGCAAGAGAAGATCATTGACAAGGTTGAAGACGATATCTCAGCTGTTGAAACAGATGTAAGAGCCACAATAGACACTGCTGAAGGACGATTTGAAAGCAAGAGAGACCAGCTACAGAAGGACTATGTACAGAAGTCTGACACTATCCGTGAGGATGTGGAACGTAAGATCACGGACCTTGAAACAAGGCTAAACAAGAAGTTGCAAAGAGCTCTGGATAATCCACTAGCCAACTAAAAGGAGTTACAATGATGTCAGGAATGCCGGACTTCGAAGCTGGACAATTAGTACACGCAGTAACTCAACTAACTAAAGATCTAGAGGTACTTACTGTATCTGTGGATCAACTAAACAAAAGACTGGCTGAACAAGAGATTCAGTTAGCCAAAGGCAAAGGTATGGCAGCAGGTGCATTAGCACTGGCAGCACTCCTTGGTGGCCTAGGTGCGTACATAATGGGTAAACAATAATGACCCCACGATGTACCATATGTAACTCATACAACGTAGCCAAGGGCTCGAGGGTATGTAGGAATTGTAAGAAGGAGAGGTAACAATATGTTTGGATTACCAATGGAAGCTGTCACCATGATGGGCAGCACCTTAGGTGGCGCTGGAATGAAGATGTGGGCTCAGGCTCAGGCAGATAAAGCGGAGCAACAGAAACAGCTAATGGCTAGGTTCGATGCGTCTGAGAACAGCGTCAATGCTGCAAGGGCTCACCAGAACCCTAATGCCCAATGGATACGCAGGTTCCTTGTAATCTCATTCATGAGCATGGCTATGTTCATACTACTTGCACCTATCTTAGGTTTCAGTACAGTAGTACCTATAGATGTAACAACAGGCTTTAAGGTACTGTTCTTTGACTTCACAAACACTGTGACAGAGTACGTATCTTTGAAAGGTATGGTGACACCAGTCTGGCTACCACATGCAATCATGTCAGTAGTCGGTATGTATTTTGGACAGAGCATCGTAGCTCGTAAATAAGGAGGCTCTAATGCCATTTCAAATAACCCCAGAGATTGACTTCTCATCTGTGGGTCTAATCACAGATATGCCAGCACACTCTCTACCCCAAGGGGCTTGGAGTGACTGTCTTGATATAAGAGTAAAAGATGGTTCAGTGCAGGGTGTTAATGACTTTGTAGCTGGCTTTGGTGTACCCTCTGCATACGCAGCAGGAGAGCCTGTAGCTGTTACTCAGTGGACTCCAGCAGGATCCACATTCCTTAACATTGCTTACATCATTAAAGATACCGTATCCCCCACAGGAACTAAGGGGCGAGTCTTTGTATATAATTCTAGTACCTTACAGAACATAGAGATTACCAATGGACTTGCAGCAGCTAACTTCGAGATAGATGATAACTACCCACCACAATTGTTTGTGTTCAATGGGGTACTCATCTGTAACCCCGGAACTGGTAACCCACAGTATATCTCAGCAGATGCTACAACTGCAGGTAACCTCATAGACCTCCCTAATTGGGCAGCTATGGCTGGTACTCAGTATGCTCGTGTTATGCGTCCATACAAGAACCGTCTAGTGGCTATGAGCTTCTATGATGATAAGGATACAGCAATATTAGGTGATGATGCAGCGTACCCCATAGACTTCGTGTGGTCCTCTCATGTGACTGCGTTGGACTCCATAGCAGGAGTACAGTGGCAGGCTTCACTTGTCAACACAGCTGGTGATGCTTTCATGACTCAGACTCCGGGACGTATACTTGACGGTAGACAGTTAGGTGAGTTCTTCATAGCGTACAAGACAGACTCAGTAGTCCGTGTGTACGAGACTGGGGATAACTTTGTACTTGGCTTTGACTCTATCTTTGAAGATGATGGCCTATACTCTACAAGGTGTGTTACCACTATTGGTGACTCACAGCATCTCGTTATAGGTAACTATGGTGTGTACATCCATGATGGCCAGTCCCAGAAGCAAGACATCGCCAAAGGTCTATTTCAAGACACTATGTTTGACCTAGTTAAAGGCACTGACAAAGATAAGTCTTTTGTATTCCAACAGACCCGAGACAAAGAAGTCTGGTTCTGTTTCAGGGAGACTGGAACCACTGGCTCGGGCTGCAACAAGGCCTTTGTGTTCAACTACGCAGACCAGAAGGTCCACATCAGATCACTACCTAACATCACAGATATGTATGAGACTGAAGTTGAAGGTGCACTACGCATCTTTGCAACATCACCTGACACGAACTCGATTAAGGAGCTATCCAGTTCAGTGTTAGTCTCCAATGGGTGGTTCGTACGTACTGAAGATGACCTAGGTGCAAGAGCTCAGTATAAAGACCTTGACACTATGTACCCACAGTCCGATGGTATTGTTAATATTGCAGTGTTTGGTACTTCAGCTAAGACCTCTGACTCTGCTTTAACAACCGGCTTCAACAGTACATCAAGAGCCTTTAACCCTTCAACTGGACACAAGGTTGATGTTAGGCAGTCTGGCAGGTACATCAACGTACGTGTCACAATGTCTGGAACAGTTAACCCTAAACTCACATCAATTCAATTCAGCTTAAAGCCTACAAGTTGGCGTTAATCTAAGGAGTAGCTATGGCTAGTATAAGTGAAACAGAATTACAGAGAAGACTGAGGTCCCTCGAACGGGGCGTTGGCTTCGGAGCTAATAGCTACAGTGGTATAGTGGATCCAGCAGCTAATGGGTCTTATAAGGAGAATGACACATACTATAATGCTGCCACTAATAACCTATGGATATTCAGTGGTGGCTCTTGGACATTAGCTAACAAACAACTACATATCAGGTATGCTGATACAGTGACTAATGTCTCCGAGCAAGGCCTTGTGTCAAACCAGAATGAGGTAGTCTCCTTCTCTGAACTCCCTTTCAGTCCCAGTGGTACTCAGAAGCCTTGGAGAGGGCTCTGGTGGGGTTCAGTTATAGCTTCAACAGATCCAACAGACTATGAGTGGACCTACACTTCAGGTGCAGGTGCTATCTCTGTAGGTATATACTCCTCAAACGGCACTGTATTCCGTAATGACACAGGTTCAACAATACTACGTGCTGATGTAGACATAGGTGGTGAACTCCAGAATGACACTGCCCATCTGTCATACAAGTACAAGTGGACCATAGCTGATGATGTTATCTGTGTTGACTCAAACGGTAACATTGTATCCGATGGTTTAGGTACAATATACACAGATACAGTTGCAGTGGCTTGTCAGTCGAGGAGCCTAAGCTTCCACAGGGCTGACACAAATAACTCTACTGCATCATTAAACTTTAGACAGATGAACCTAAGTGCTGACGATATCGACAATGTTAAAACTATTCGATGCGAAGTATCTAACATACCTTAAACAAGGAGATTAACATGAGTCGTATAGCAACAGGTGCAATAACGATCACAGACATAGCAGATGGTGGTAGTCCCATCTCTGCGTTCTTGACTAACGAGAACCACACATTCGCAGCTTCATCAGTAGGTGACGTTGCAACAGCAGAGCGAGATGCTTTCACAACATCCGTGTCAATCTTCATGGGATTCGCAGCTGGAACTTATAAGAACAGTGCTGTATCTGTAGGATCCACAGACTACAATAAGTTCAGCTACGGTACACTGGCTTCATCCTCATCTGGATGGACCACTTCAGTTCACGCAGGTACAGGTGCTGTAACTATATCAGCGATCCCCACAGGTACTACAAACAAGTCCACAGTGATCACGATACCTATCTCTGTAAATGATACATCTCAGTCTTTAAAGAGCACTACCTTGTCGCTCACACTTACTAAAGCAATTGAAGGTACTGGTGGTGCTGTTGTTCAGTTGACAGCCACAAAGCAGTACTTCCAGTATGATGAGTTTGCAACACTGTCTCCCTCAGTTCAATCTGATATAGTTATGACAGTTGAGACTCAAGGTAACATTGGAACCCTGACTGCCCAGAAGAGTATTGATGGTGCTGCCTTCACTACCCTTGCCTCAGGTACAGGTGCTGATTATGCTAAGACACTGGATACGGATGGTGTAGGTACAGACCAAATAATTATCTCAGCAGCTAACTTCTCAGACTCCAACACAATGACCATCAGGGTGAACGGAGCCAACGGAGGTTCTGACTCAGTATCTATTGTACGGGTACGTGATGGTGTCCGAGGTGCAAGCGCCCTTGTTGTTGACATTGTGTCAAGTGATGGAAGTATCTTTAAGAACAACACAGGTAGTGATAAGGTTATTACCTGCAACATCTACGATATGATTAATGGTGCATCAGTGTCTCATGTGGGTACACTCTCAGGTCAGACATCTGTCAGCTACAACTGGCAACGTGTGGACGCTGGTGGTACCTCTGCGGATGTACGGGTGTCATCAGGAACACGAGACGTAGTTGCATCTGGTGGTGTGACCTCAGATGGTCTTGGGGCAAACACCCTTGTAGTGGGAGCTACCGATATAGCTGACAACAGCTCAACTCAATTCTCATGTGAAGTGACAGTGACTGTGCACTAAGGAGGTCTTATGAGTAGAACAGGTAGAGCTGCACTTACAATATATGATGTTATAGACGGTAGTAGTCCAACCTTCACAAGGTACTACTCTGATATTCCCGGATTATTCTCGGAGATGGGTGACCCGACTAACCCCGGAACTGGGGTAACTTGGATACTAACTAATGGAGCTGCACCTTCAACAGCCTATTGGATAGCTGAGAGGTATCTCATAGATGGTGTCACTTCCGAGTGGCAGATATACCCAGTGCAGGCGAAAGACGGTGGAATACCCTTTGTAACCTATACTAAATCAGGGTACAACATGCCAACCCTTGGGGATTCCACATGGATCGCTGATGCGGTGGTTGCTGTCTCTAACTTCACTGGAAGAGCATATACTAACCAGAAAGAGTTTGGTTATGGCACAACAGTGGTCATCACATACGATGACGGTAAGTTGTACGGCACTCTTAAGCGTTCAGGTGGAGCTGATGTGTGGTCACCTCCAGCTTCATTCATTGATGGTAACCTTATCGTTGATGGGACCGTAGCTGCACAGCATATAGCTGCAACCTCTATTGACGCAACTAAGTTAGTTGTATCTGGCGGTAACGCTATTAACTACTCAACTGTAGGTGCAGATCCGGTAGGTGCTGCAGTGTCTGCTCAGCTGGCAGCCATAGCTGCTGCCGCCCTTGCTGCACAGACTAAAGCTGACTTAGCTCAGGCAACTGCTGAGGCTTATGCCGATGGTATAGTGACCGCTGAAGAAGCCAGAGCTATATTAGATGCAACAACTAAGGCTAATGCTGCTCAAGCCGCTGCAGAGGCTGCTTCAGACGTATTAGGTGCTGCAGCAGCCGCTCAGGTAGCAGCTATAAGTGCTTCAGCGTTAGCAGCTCAAACCAAGGCTGATTTAGCCCAGACAACTGCTGAAGCTTATGCTGATGGTATAGTAACAGCTGAAGAAGCTAGGGCTATACTCGATGCAACAACTAAGGCTAACGCGGCACAAGCTGCTGCGGAGTTAGCTAGTGACGTTGCAGGTGCTGCTGCGGCTGCTCAAGCTGCCAGTGATCCAATAGGTTCTGCTGCTGCTGCGCAGGTGGCTGCTATAAATGCTGCTGCTATTGCTGCACAGACTAAAGCTGACTTAGCTCAGACAACTGCTGAGGCTTACGCAGATGGCATAGTCACGGCAGAGGAAGCCAGAGCTATACTGGATGCAACGACTAAAGCTAATGCTGCACAGGCTGCAGCAGAGGCAGCTAGTGATGCTTCAGGTACTGCGGCAGCCGCTGCTCAAGTGATAACTGATAATATCTACACTAGTGGTACAACAACTATCGATGGCGGTAAAGTAACAACAGGATCTATCGATGCTGTTAAGATAACTGCCAGTAGTATAACTGCTAACGAGATAAGCTCAGGCTCCCTCACAGCAGATCTTATAGCGGCTGGTGCTGTCACTGCAGATAAGATAACTCTGTCTGAAAACGTGGAGTTCACTGGGGATAGCTCAGGTATAATCTTCAACAAGACTTCATTAACGGATGGGGCACATGGTGCTTTCTATGGTCGTGGAACCTCAGCCTCAGGCACTGATATAGCTGGCTTTGCAATATCATCACCAACCTCATCTATCCTTATGGATTCCGCAGGTACCTTCCGACTTATCGGTGTGGACATATTCACAGGTTCACCCGGAGCAGTCACAGAGTACACAACAGTAGGCTCACATGTGTATCAGCTGGGTGTCACTACAACAGCCCTTGATATAACTATTATAGCAGGTGGTGGTAGTGGTTCAAGTAATGCCGCAGGTGACCGACCTGCCTCTTGGAAGGTAAATGGCAACGCAGGTTCACCTACATCTGTAGCGTTCTATGCAAGTACTGATGGAACTGGTACAAGTCTTGGTGGTTACACAACAACAGGTGGTTCAGGTGCAGTGTGGTCTGTTCAGTCAAACATTAGATATGGGTACGGTGCTTCAGGTGATGCATCATCCAAGGCTCCGGGAGGAGCTGGTGGAACACCATCAACCCCAAGCTCCAACACAGGGGTAGGTTCTTATGGTTCTGGTGGTGGTTCTGGGGGTGCTTCCGGGTTCAACGGTTCACCTATTGCTATTACTAATAATGGAGGTGGTGCGGGAACTACACTGAGTATAACCTCAATACCATCTGGAGCTTTAAGTGTTAAGTTCACTATAGGCTCCGGTGGTGCAGCCCCAACTGTACCCTCCGCTGCTTTAACTGCTGCTGTCACCCCCGGTGGTGCAGGTGGTGTTGGTTATGCATCTGTGTCAAACCCAGCTGGTGGTGGAACCAAGGTAGCCCTTGAGGATATTTGGAAACTACCCACTCAAGCTAGCCTAACTACGTCAGTAATGACTGGTAATACGAATGGTGGTTTTGTAACCTTGAGCTTGGGTTCGGGGGGTGCTGGTTGGTATTACTTCCAAGACTTTAGTCGAGGTTGCACACTCAATAACGTAAAAGGTTGGGATAACTCTACATCTGATGATGATGGTATCGCATATCTAGCTGCCACCACAGCAGGTCTAGCTTATTGTACAGGGACTCCTTACCTTCGCTCATTAAAGACGGGGAATAACAACAATGTTTACTCAGGTGGTAGTATAAAATGGGTTAGACTATATAGCTAAGGAGACATTATATGTATATACAAATAGATAGCAGCTCAAGAGTAGCCACTTGGAATTTGCATGAGAATGCCATATCGGCTCCCTCAGATGACGTTAAGGAGATAAATGTCCCCGTTGGGGTGACTGAAGAAAACTTCAATGAGTACGTGTGGCAAAGTGATGGTACTCTTCTCCACGATGCTATTGCGGTTGATCTCAATGTTGATGAAGATGCTATTAGGTCTATAAGAAATAGGTTGCTAGCTAGTTCTGATTGGAGAGCATCTATCGCAGACTACCCTCATTTAGACCTAGATGCATGGTTAACATACCGTCAGGATCTAAGAGACTTACCTTCAACTTACACACCAACAGAGAACCCAGTGTGGCCTACGCCACCTGCATAGAGGACTAAACAATAATGTCAATTGAGATCACGCAAGTAGTGGGTGAAGATATACTGACTAAGTATAATGAACTAAAACCACAGATAGACTCTGCCTTAGTGCACAGTTCTGGTGAGTGGACTACACAACAGATAATCCAAGGAGCTATATCAGACCCTCAGAACTTCCATGTATGGGAGGTCTTTGATGATGGTGATCTTGTTGCGATTGGAACTACAAGACTAATACAGTACAACAACTTCGTGTCACTTCACATCATAACTCTTGGTGGAAAGACCAATGACAAGATGTCTGAGTGGACCACTGAGTTCGCTGCACAGATGAGTAAGTTCCCTCAAATTGACTGCTTGGAGTTCACAGGCAGACGAGGACTACTTAAACCACTTGAGAAAGCTGGTTGGAAAGAACGTTACACAACAATGAGATTAAGTTTAAAGGAGACCTTTGATGTCTAAACTAACAAAGATTTATGATGGCATGGTATTCAGCCTTTCCACTGGTGAAGTACTAGAACATGGTGAAGTAACATACCATGCTGAAGAAGATATAGCACACTGCGGTGGTGGTGGTCCAAAGACAACTACCTCTGGTTTTGCCACAGAGTATAAGCCTGAGATTAAGGAGATGCTTGGCGATGCTAAGGGTCTATATGACTCCGGTCAACTAGGTCAGGTTGCAGGGTTCACTGATGTAGGTGAGGATGCTCAGGCAGCTGGAATTGCAGCAGCAGGTAATCAAACTCAACTTGCAAACTCTATGATGGGTATTGCTAATCAGCCAGTAGACCTGTCAGGTCAACGAGCAGCTTCACTCCAGCAAGCCCAAGGTGCACTTGGCACTTCACAGGCAGCAGCTGGGCAGTCAGGTGGTCTTGGTGGTTCTCGTCAGAGCATTAATCAGTCAAGTATTGAACAAGGGCTGGCAGCTAACTTCGCTGGCATTGATCAACAGGCTCAACAGATGCAGACTCAGAACATGGGTCAAGCTATGGGTATGCAGGGTCAAGGCGCACAAACCTTAGGTATGATTGGTCAGGCACAACAGCAGCAGAAGCAGGCTGAAGCAGACTCACAGTACACAGCCCTTGCACAACGCATTGGTTTGTTCTCTGGTGTTGCACCTAAAGAGACCACACAAACTGGGGGTAAGTAGTTATGGCAGGATTTAACCCCTTTGCTCCACAGATGGAGAAGAAGCAGGGAGCCCCTCAGCTTCCGGGTGTACCTGCACCACAACCACAGGCAGAACAACCCGGATTAACCCAGCAACTAGCACCCAGTGTCTTTAATAAAGCTATGGGTTCTGAAGCAGCTGGTAAGATGGGTACAGCAATGACTGACAGTGTAGCTAACAAGTGGGCAGCATTGACAGCAGCACCTACAGCAGCTATCTCAGCACCACAAGCAGCAGGTATGGCAGAACTTGCAGCATCTACAGGTGGTACCTTAGCTCCCGGAGCAGCACAGGCAGTAATGGGCTCATCAGCTCTAGCTGCACCTGTAGTTGCCTCAGCAGCAGGTACCACTGGACTAGCAGCAACCGCTGGTACAGCAGGTGGAGCATTAGCTTCAGTAGCCCCTGCAGCAGCTGCACTGGGTCCCTTTGGTATACCAGTGTTAATCGGTGCTGGACTACTTGCAGCTAACTCAGGAAAATAAAAGGAAACAGATATGAGTTGGATAACCCCAGAGCTACTTGATGCTCTCCGTATGGTAGAATCTAGTGGAAACAATGACGCAGTTTCTCCAGCAGGAGCTGTAGGTGAGTACCAATTCATGCCTCAGTATGTAAGTGACATGGGTTATGGTGTTAAAGCCTTTGACCCGTTAGATCCAGTTCAGGCCCGTAAGGCTGCTGGGGATTACCTAGCTGGTATGCAGCGTCAGTATGACTGGACACCTACGCAGACACTACAAGCCTACAACTGGGGTCCGGGTAACATGCTTAAGTTTATTAGTGGTGATCTCACAGAGATGCCACCGGAGACCTCAGAGTATGTTGGTAAGTTCGATCAGTTTGGATGGAGACCTGAAGGGTCAGTCCCAGTACCGATTGAAGAACCAGTACCTCAAGTTAATAGTCAACAGTATACAGTTCAATCAGGTGACAACCTGACTAAGATAGCTAACGATGCAGGGATGACTGTGCAGCAATTGGCAAGTTTGAATTCAATACAAGATATCAATAGTATACAAGTTGGTCAGCAGTTGCAGACGCAGCAAGTATCTCAACAAGTACCTCAACAAACGCAGGAGGCTCCTCCACAAGCTGATGCTGGGTTTCTCAGTCCTGTTAATGACTTCATTAATAGTATCTTTGGCGGTGATCAGAGTGGTAAACCTCAGAGAGAAGTGACAGAAAGGATACCTAAGAAACATAAAGATAAGTTTGAGTCCTTCTGGGCTACAATAACTGGAGATTAAGAAGATGACAAAGAAGATTGAAGATTACTTCGCTAAAGTAAGTAATGACACACAGGTACGCCCTGCGACCTCTAAGTATAAGAATGGTGTTAAGATTCCATTCGACTCTGGGTTCCGTGTCCCTAGTCCAGTGTTCAACCTTGAACAACAAATGGCATTGATGGAAGCAGACCAAAGAGCTGCTGCATTAGATAAAACTCCAGATATGTACCAGCAAGCTGTTGCACTTGATAGTCGAGTACCACCTGACATGTACAGCCAAGCTGTTGCATTAGATGGTAGGGAACCTGCTGCTATTCCAATGGAGTACACAGCACCAATGAATGCAGACCAACGTGTCCTTGAGAAGTTATCAGCACTCAATGGTGGCTTGACTCCGGCTATTGACCCTACAGTTCGTGTTCCAGATCAGATTGTTAATGGTACGTACCCTAGTGTGTTCACACCACCACCTGCATATGATTATCAAGAGGCAACAATACCCTCATTTGATCCAGCATTTGTAGACCTTACACGACCAACAACTGGTCCAATGACAAGACCTAACTATGCACCACAAGCACCAGCTGCTAATGTCCTAAGGGATACTGCAGGTAGCCCAGTGCTGTCTGGCAATGGCAACCCAATAGGACTCCCCAACCAAAGCACAGGTAATGTTGCTGGTGGTAAGGGTGGAGCAGGAGGAAAGTAATGAGTGGATTAATTGAACAACTAGGGCTTCTTTTTGGAGGTGGTAATCTATATGATGGTCCACCTATGGAGGCTCATTCAGAGTCGAATGTTCCACGGGAAAGAGCAAATGTTCCACCGGAGAGAGCAAGAGTACCTACATACGCTGAGGAGCAAGCACGAGCACGAGCAGCAGCTAAAGTGGATAGTGGCACTGGACGTCCACAGCCTGCCCGTAAGACAACACTAGATGCTGCAAAAGCTGCCAGTGCTAAGTCAACCCCACCACCACCTAAGAAAACCAACACACCTGTACGTAGGAACTTAGGGCCTAATGCGCAAGCTGCTGAGAAAGCTAAGCTAGATGTGAATGGTCGTAAGGTACTCGGATCTAAGACAACATTCACAGACTCCAGTGGTAATAAGATACCTAAACCTGAAGGATACGAATGGGACAAGACAAAGAGTAAGTGGAAGAAGGTTTTAACTAACCTTGGCAAGCCAGTACCGGTGAAGTATCCAGCACTGAGCTCAATACTTAAACCACTTAGTACTGTAACTAAGGTAGCTAACCCGGTGCTTGCGGCCTTAACTTCAGAGAATCTCGGAAGACCTGAGGATCTTGAAAAGACAGAGATGTGGGCGTGGGCGAATGGTACAGAGGGATTCGTAAGTAGTACTTGGGATGTCAGAAATGAGTTAGATCTCACACAGTCAGAATATGACAAGGAAAGTACACAGGCTATCGCTGTTGCTGAAGAGAACTTAAAGATTATGCGTGAGGTTGACGCAAGCCCAGAGATGATTGCTGGTGCTGAGAAGAATCTTGCAGACGTTAAGGCTTCCGCAGGTGATGCCTATGGTGAATCTGCAGCAGCAACTCAAGAAGAGTTAGACAATATCAACCGCCAGATAGCTCAAACCTTTGAAAGATATGGACCTGCTAACGCAGCTATGGCTAAATCAGATGCTGAAGGCTCCGGCTTGTTCCGAGTTAAGGGGGAGTTGGAGGCTAAACTGAATGACATCTCGTTGATACAAAAGCAACAAGCTGAACAGAAGGCTATTGATAACCTCCCGGAAGAAGATAAAAATTCTGTAGATAAAGTTATCAAACTAGCCTCTGGACTGACGCCTGATCAATTAAGGTCTTTCCAGACTGTAGATGAGGAAGATGAGGAAGAAGTTACTAACACCGTTACAAGTTTCTTTGCAGGATTGATTGATGGTATCCCATTCAAAGACATGATGGAAGGTGCTGTCAATGCACTGGGTGAACTGTGGGATGACAAGGCTATCCAGAATGCATTTGTATACTACATGGGTTCTCGTCTTATGGGCTACTCAGCTAGTGGTTCAGGTATGGCTGCCGGTCAGGTGTTACTCAAAGGTTGGGATAACCAAGCTGACGCAGACTTGCTTGATCAGACTGCAACAGCTAAGGCTGCTGAAAACGATGCTGTTGATATGTCTAAGACTGTTAACTATGTTGACAAGTATGGTAACTTCCAGAAGGTGTACGCATCCAAGAACGGTAAGTCCCTTAACCACCCTAAGCTAGGTACTATTGATGTCTCTAAGACAGGATGGAGACCTGCTGCTACAGGTGAGAAGGATCGTCAGACTCGTAAGCTAGATGCAACAGACAGTGTCAATAGGATCCAAGATCAGATATTGAACAGGTTGAATACTCAAACCAAGAATGCGGATGGTGAGGGTATGTATGACAAAGGTAACGTAGCTAAAGTAACTCAGATGTTCCAAGAAGCTGGTCTGTCACAACAGATGGTTGACTCTTACACTGACTCCTATGGCATTGATGGACTTGAGAAGAGTATTCCAATGCTCAGACGAGCTATGGAGTCGTACTCCTCAGCTGTTGCTAATGGTGAGGAAGTTAAGATAGCTTCATTGATGGGTCACTTAGATCGGGCAATGATAACCTCAGGTGTGGTGCAAGTACCTAAGTCTATCTATCACTCAGAGGGTAAGGTTGTTGGCACAGAGGCAATGAACATACTATCAGAGAGACTTAATAAGATTCATGGAGAGCAGAATGTTATTATATCTAAGGCTAATGATTTAAAAACTGTCACAGAGGATCAGAAGGAAGAGTTAAAATACGTTATGAAAACTGAAGCTACTAAGTCTCACATCCTCATACAACTTAACAAGAGCTTCCAAGCAATACCTCCGAAACACATGGACTTCTGGAAGAAGCAGGCTAAGGACTCTAACATGTCCTCACCTTTCATCATGTGGCTGGCCTCTTCTACAGATCCGGGCAGGCAGCACAGCAGTTATGCAAGTCTTAATATAAATGTATACACAGATCTTGGCATTATGCCGAGCAATAAGAAGGAATAGAATATGCTTAGAGATGATACGATGGAGGCTTTGTCTTCTGTTTTTGAAGATTACAAAACTGGAGATGAGGTAGGATCATCTCAAGCACCTTCCTATAGACTTGGGGATTCCGATTGGGCCTTAATTGATGGAGATACAGCTAAGAACCTTAAGACAGGTCAACGAGTTCGTGTCGGTAACGTTGATACCCGTGAGGTTGGCAAGTTAATTACTCAAGGTGATGATGCTGGGTTTAAACATGGTGAAGTTGGTGGTGAACTAGCAACACAATACATCTGGGATCTTGCCACTAGGAATGGATTCACAAAGGTATCCGCAGGTGACGAGCTTGACACACATGATCGTTCACTGGGTGACCTATATGACTCCGATGGTGTTGCATTATCAGACATGCTACTTGCATCTGGTATGGTACTCCCCGGATATATGGGTAAGTCTAAGGAGACTACAGATCCCTATGGGTCTGATGTATATATGGGTGGTGTATATCAACGTGAGATGCGTGACCCTAACTTTGATAAGTTATCAGATTGGGAGAAGGCTGCTAAGTTACTTCGTTCTGCTGAGACAGCACACTCTGGTGGCATACCTATTGAAAAGGTTATGGCGTTCAACATGCAAGAGTACGCAGCTAACCCAGATCTATACAAGGGTATTCGTACTCGTGTGGATGGGGCTGACTCGGAGGGTATGGCGTACTCTCCAATGAGTGCAAGCTGGGATGTCTCATGGATGGGTATCGGTAAAGGCTTTGATCAGGTTATGTGGAAGCTGGCTAATGAAGCTGGGTTTGAAGATGCTGAGACTTACTTTGCATCTAATGTCGCCACAGCTGAGAGGGAAATGGCAGAGATGCCTATGCTTCAATCAGATATAACTCAGGTTGACTGGTCCTCTTTCCATGACTCCACAGATTACCTTGCAACTATCTTCGGGTCTTCACTACCGTACATGACAATGACTGTTGCAGGTATGGCAGCTGCGCCTGTGGTTGGAGCCTTAGGTGCAGGAGCTGCTGTTGTAGGCACTGTAGGTGCCATAGGAGCAACATCAACAGGTATGATGTACACTGGCTTAGTCTTAGATGAAATGGAAGGTGACATAGGTACTAAGAACCTACCACTTGCTATTGGTGCTGGTGCACTGATGATGGTTGCTGATCGATTAGGACTGAAGGGTATCATAGGTCCTTCTCAGTTCCTGACTGGTAGTGGTAAGGCAGAACTTATAAAGAACCTAACCGCTAAAGGTATGACAGAAGCTGCCGCTGAGAAGCAGATAGCTTCAATGGCTAAACTAGAGCTTGCTAAACTATCCAAAGATGGGTTTAAGTTTGCTCAAGATCAGATAGTCAAGGGTGCTTTATTTAAGAGGGTTGCTGGTCAGCTTTCAAGAGGTGCTGTATTTGAAGGTAGTACGGAACTACTTCAGGAAATGACACAGTACACAGCTGCTGTTATTGGCTCTGATAAAGAGTGGAACTTCGATGAAGTTGAGAACCGTATGATAAACTCAATAGCTGCTGGCGGTATCATGGGTGGCGCATTGTCAATACCCAAGACTGCATTTGATGTAGGTGATTGGAGTTCAACTGCTGATTACTTAGACCCATCTAAGGCTGACATGTACAACACTAAGTTTGACTATGCCGAAGAAGAAGAGTTTAAGAAGCATGGTAAGGTACGTTCTAATGATGAATGGGCTGATGATTTACAGGCTGCTGCAAGTAGTCGTGTTGAGAAAGAAGCTTTAAATAACGAAGCTTACAGCGGCACTGCATACAATAAAGACGGAAGTCGTAAGACATCCAAAGATAGTATGATGGAAGGTGCTGCAAATGACCACAGGAAGAACAACCCCGAGGGATTCCTTGGAGCTAAAGATATCTGGGCATTCATAAAGAACCCCCAGAACTTCTTCAGGTCTTCTGCATCACGGGCAATGATTAAGCTGGCTGAGGTTGACGTTGAAGCTGCCAGATTGTTAAGTGTATTTGGTTACACAAGGCATGGTATCTTTCATGGAAGTAACTTTGCAGAGTACCAGAGGGTTAAGCAGGCTTCACATGAAACTCTTTCAGGTAAAGCAGTTGAACACTATAAGCAGTTTGACAGTGACCCTTTAGGTAGCTCTACATCTAAGCAGATATATGCATCCGATATGATTAATGCTTTCTACAAAGAAGTATTAGCACCTATCACAGGTCGTAAGAACCGAGAGGGTGTGAAGAACATGGGTGTACGTAAGGCTATGTCTAAGATCAACTGGGATAAGGTAGATCCAAAGTACCGTAAGAACAGGGAAGCCTTGGAAGGTTCGTTGACTAAGTACGAAGCAATGATTAACAGGGTCTTTGAAGAGACTAACGAGGTTAATGCAAAGGCCGGTAAGGGTCTTATACATAACCTTCAAGACTTCATGTTCAGGCATAAGGGGTTCAAGCGTGAGTATATAGATGCTAATAAGGCTAGGTTCATTCAGTTACTTTCCAAAGAGTATCGTATGACACATGACCAAGCAACTAAGATCGCTGAGAACATCATCAATGACACAGTATTAGATGACAATAAGGAATTTAACGTGATGGAGGGTGGTATCACACCATCTGAATATGAATCACGTACACTCGGTCTGTCTGACAATGCACTCTTTGATGAGTTCCTTGAGCAAGACTTCTTCAATAACGTTGAGGAAGTGTCTCGTATGTCTTCACGATATCAGACTCATATGAAGTTCCTTGGTCGTAATGGTGAGGTGATGGATCAGGCTTTCCGTAACCTATACAAAGGTCTTATGATTAAAGCAGGTGATGATCCTCAACGTCAGGCTGAAGCTACAGCTCAGTTCGATGAGGCTGCATACCATGTACGTAACCTTATCAATGCTGAGTCAGGTAACTACAAACGCATAGACAGTTACTACTTGAAGACAGCTCAGAAATATCTGACTTTACTTACTGCAATGCAAGGCTTAGGTCTGGCAGCTGTCTCATCTTTCCCTGAGGTTGGACTACTGTTTCATGGTGTACCACGTAAAGTCATTGTTGATAACATAGGTCTTGCAGGCTACCAAGCTGGTAAAGCCCTTGCGTCTTACGCAACTAACCTTGGTGAGATCACTAGGGTATCCGGTGCAGCTGAGAAACTAGGGCTTAAGGTTAAACCTAAGGCAAAGGTGGAACCTGATGCACGTTCAGCTGGAGACCCCCGTAGGATGTTTGCTGGATCCCCTGAGACTATTGTCCAGAGGGTCGGACTTAGTCTCCAAGAGACAGGAGCAGCAACCACAACAGGTATGGTTGAAACTAACCAGCTGACTAAGCATATCGCAGACGCATTCTTTAAGTCTAACTTCTTACAAGATCAGACACAGATGCACCGTAACATACGAGCTGCATTCTTTAATGACTTCTTGATTGATAAGATGGATATTATAATGAGTTACAGGGGCAAGGAGCCAACACCTGAGCTTATGGAATCACGTAAGATGCTTAAGGACTTAGGTATTGATGTTGAAGCAATGACCCGTATCTCTAACCAGATGCTAGGTCTTCCTGATATCTCAAGCCTTACGCATGAAGATACAATGCGGATGGGAGAGTTGAATAAGAAGGTTAAGGATGGGCGTGAGCTCACAGCTTCTGAGAAAGCTTCATTCACCCGTATCAATAACTTCTTGAAGTCTAGATCTGGTTGGGATGGTTTGTCACAGGCTGATCAGGCCACATGGGAACGTAACTTCTTGATAGGGGCTGGTCGGTTCATTAACCAAGCAGTACCTATGCCAGATGCATTCAACAGACCTATACCGTATAGTAACCAACATCTAATGTTACTCACTCAGTTTAATGGTTATATCTCAGCGTTTACTTCTAACCAGTTACCACGTTTGTGGGATGGTGTTAAGTACTCTAAGGGATTACGATACTCAACCTTTGCTTCAGCAGCTACAATGCTGTTCATGGGATTCCTGTCTCAGGCTATGAAAGACGAGCTTAAGTATGGAGGACCGTCACCCTACTTGACAGACAGGGATAAGGTCTTACGTATGATCTACTCTTCCGGACTTATAGGTACTGGTGAGCGTATCATAGGAAGTCCAATGCTACTACCACTATATGGTAACAGTAGTAAAGACTTCACAGAGTGGACATGGAATAACGTTGCAAGTGAAGCAGCTGCAGCAGGAACTGTGGAGAGAATCTACAGGATAGCTGAAGGCTACTTTGAAGATGATGATGCTAAGATGATGAAGAGTTTCTATGGAAGTCTACCGTTTTTAGGCCCAATGAAACATAGACTATATGAAGTTACTCAATGGAAATAATTGGAGGTAAACCCTATGGCTGGTAAGTATACAGCTCTAAAGCAAAGTGGACCTAAAAGAGGTCTAAGTAGTGGCACTGCTGATGCCCTTATGAGGGCAGGGATATTTGATAATGCCCCTGAACAAGTAGGTCCTGAAGGGATTGCCCCTTTTAGCGCATCACCACAAAAGCAACTAAACCTACCCCGCACAGAACGAGGTGGGCCAGTACCCGAAGGTGTCCAATGGGGTGGTATCGATACTACCTCCGCAGACATTGACCAAAGTGTTATACCTGATCCTAACCAGACCAGTATGGACTTCGGTGATGTACCAGCTGAGTACATGCAGTCTAATCAGACCCCTGTGGAAAGAGAGCAAAGGCAGGAGCAGATAGAAGCACCACAGTCATTGCAACAACGATTTGACTTAGGTGGATCGTCACCGGAGCTAGACTCTGGTTACTTAGGCCCTCAGGATCTTATGAAGATATGGGGCCCTGTTAATGGCCCTGTTGTTGCAAGGTCTCTGATAGGCCTGAAGAATGACTTTGATCTCTTAGGTACTGCCAGATCCTTTGAGAATACAGATAAGTTTCCTGATCCTGAGGTCGCTCAATCGGAGTATGAAAGTGGTCTTGGAGTGGTACAGAAGGGTGTAGCCAGTGTATTTGATCTTGACATGGGGTTCCTTAAGGCACCTGCAGAGGGTCAGGCAACCTTAGATCAAGATGGAAGGTATGCACTAACACAAGAGTCTTTGTTTGTGGGTCCTCAGGGACTTGATGCATCTGTTGTTTCTCATGACAACAGGGTGTACCGCATGGATCCTGACTACCTTATCAATGCATTTGTAGTAGTGGAAGCCATGCTTGACAACAGTGGTTCCTTTGTACCACAAGGTGTTATTGACACACTGTCTGAAGATATTATGAAGCAGATTGGTATACTGGACGCTGCAAATGATAGTCAGTCGAGGACTGTTACTGACATAGGTAGGTCTGTGTCTGATGCATGGCAGGGTTTCCGTCAGGTACGTGCAGGTGGCATGGATACTCAAGTTAACCCTAAGTTGTTTAAGAGGTTCTCAAGAGAAGCTAATCAACTCATAGGTTTCAATGCACTACATGCTTATAAAGAAGCCAACCCATCCTACATTGATGCTGTTGGTGACATGGCCTTTGGTCAGGCCCAACCTATAGTTTACAACCTAACACCTACAGGTCGTAAGGCATTGCAGTTACGGAGCAGTCAGGTATCCACACCTAAGTTCAGAGTACCTCCGATTATTGGGGAGACTTCTAAGGCTGGTCAGCCACAGTACGCTTCAAGTACACGTACCAAGAAGACAACTGGGTCTCAGTATGACATGGGTCAGGTTGATGTTATCACTGATGCAATCAAGTTCTACTCTAATGTTAAGAGTGTTGTTGGTGGTATACGGGGTAAGGCTGCGTTTGGCTTTGGTATATCTGCATTAGAGGAAGCATCCTCTGTAGATCTTACTGAAGGCTCAGCTAACAACCACCTTACCTTTGTATCAGACTTCTTTGATGTTGGGCATAAGCGTATTGATAAGATACGTAACATACCTGTAGAGATTGAGTATCAACTCAACGAAGCAAAGAAGAAGCTTGCAGCTGCACAGAGATACTCTGGTAACGATACTGATAATATGCTATTGATAATGGATGTCAATGTTCTGTCTGATTTCTTAGAGCTTGCAAGGACTCCTGAGTGGCAGAATGGTATGTATAAGAAACATGCTACTAACCAACTGGAAGTTCTTAATGCGTTAGCTCACTACAAGAATGACCAGATAGGCTTTACCTTTCAACGACAGTTGGGTAATACACGTATCACTATGCATCAGTATCAGATAAGCCCTCAGAACCACAAGATGGTACGTCAGGTACTTGGCTCACCACATCTTTACAGTATCAGGCCCATGTCTAATACAGATGAAGACTATGGTGTCGTTGTATCTATAGCTTCTTTCCTGCTTAAGGTAGGTGGTTTGAAGCCTGATGTGGTGTACCGTGATACAGTCAAACGTATGCAGTCTGGTAATGACCCTGAGCTTAAATCCCTTGAGGCCATAGGTGTTGAGGTTGGGCATTGGTTACTGGCATTTGAAGATGCTAATGCTATAAGAGACCTTAAGCAACTTGAGGCCACACCTCAGGGTGTGATGGGTGTTGATAACTTAATTCGTAATGCAGAGCTTGAAGACTTCAAAGCAACCTTAGCTGACCTTTCACAGGCCACTAGGGACTTCATTGATGCCAATGCTAAAGCACATCCTGATGAGTTCATTAACGTCTTAGAAGCCACCACAGAGCTTGCACGTTATATGCAATCCTATAGGTCTGGTAAGCCGTACACAACTCAGATGCGTATGGTTGCGCAAGATGGTATTGCTAACGGACTTGCAGGCCTTATGGCTCAGTTAGGTCAGGAACATATGATGCCTCGTGTTGGTGTGTATAGACCTAAAGGATCCCCAAGGATATTGGCTGAGTTTGAAGGTCTTACCGGTGACCCTCGTGACTTACTTAAGTACAACTTATTGACAAACCCTGTCTCTGAAATAGGTAAATCTAGTCCTGAGGATGCAATGAAGATCACAAGATTGATTAAGTTAGCCACTGAGGATAAGGCGAACTTCCTTAAGCCCCCTCTTATGACTTTTGTTTATGGTCAAGACTTAAAGAGCATGAAAGCGTATGCTGTTAAGGCAGTTATCTCAAACCCTAACTCAGAGATAGCACTTATCGCTGGTGAACTAGGCACTGACAGGGCAATAAAGATTCTTAATAATGCTCTTATGGGTAATCTGGTGGCTACTGTAGGTTCTGATGTTGTTAACTATGTTAATATGCTTAAGAATTATGTTAAGGTCACTGGGTTTGTTAATGAACCTATCATCTACACACAACCAACAGGTCAACAAACGTCTGTCAGTGGTACTGTTATGACTGAGGCTAAGTTAGCGTCTGCTGCTGTAACTCGTACTCGTAGGAAGAATGAGAAAGGGCAGTTCTTTGATGTTGCTAACAAGAAGAAGTTTGTAGCAGGTAATGACGGTATCTATATCAGTGAAGGTGGAACCAGTAAGTCTACTGTTACATCAACGTATGAGTCAGATACATCAGCCTTGTACGAGAAGAGTGGTGTTGCAGGTTTAGGTGCCAGTCAGGGTGTGTTAGCTCAGACCACTATTGGTTTTGATGCTGCATCTATTGTTGCCTTAGTCACTGGCAAGTCCCTTCAGAAGCTTCGTGCTTCCCAGAATGGAAGAAACCCTTACCTCATACCTGTCTATGACGAGATCATTACAGATGCAGGTTCATTCAGGTCTGCGTATAAGGCTATAAACGATGCTTGGTTAGATACAACATTAAACTATGACCTCATAGGTGAGATGCAGAAGGGTATCCGTGAGGCGACTCACAGAGGCCTTGCGAACCTACGTGCATTGGCAGAAGGTAACCCTTCGGGATCTCCTGCAGACCCTAACCATGCCAAGTATGTTTATAGTGAGATGGGTGGTATGAGTAGTCTTACTTCTATTTACCATCCTAAACTTGCTGATAGGGCTGCTGCATATTTGTCTATGCTTGATAAGAAATCAAGTCAGTACGGGGATGCACCTTGGGCGTACATTACAAACAAGGAGTTGTACCAGCTAGCACTTGCAGTCTTTAACGACTCTGGTGTTAAGAACCTTGCGAATAACTTTGAGGCACTTCGGTTACATGCAAAGGAAGGTCGTAAGAAGATCAGAGCTAATGCTAAGGATGTACATCAGTATACGTTGGATTCACTACGTGAAGCTGATTAAACATAACAATAGATAATAAAAAAGAAAGCCCCCAAGGAATCCAATTAAGGATACCAAGGGGGCGTTACCCTCAGGTATACATTACGTATACTTGGGGGTTATTTTATTGCTTGTCTTCAATAGCCTTAGCTACTGTCATTCGTCCTGATACTCGTTGAGCCTCAGCATGAGCCATAGCTTCTGCCTCTGAGAGACCTTCAGCAACTGCACCTGCATAGTTGTTATCCCATACTTTACTCAGGATAGCTTCATTGATCTCCGGTGTATACGCAAGTTTAGGGTCAAGATTAAACATCTCAACGTACTCCATGTCGTCAATACCGGGTACTATATTGTGTGATACTTTATCATTACTCATCTTTTACAAATACTCCGTCTACCATACGACCTGTTCGTACAGCTATTTTATTATATGCTTCGTCCATACACTCTGTGAGTGACAGACCCCAAAGGTTTGCCTGAACTGTCAGGGTGACTAACACATCACCAAGTTCATCACGTACCTTATCAATGTCCTTAGAGTACACTGCTTCCATGAACTCCACAGACTCCTCTTCAAACTTACCTAGTTGTTTCAACTTACGTTCCCTCAGGTCATGATCACCAACGAGATCCCCAAGGATCCCTTTGATGTGAGCCCAGTCAATTACTTTCTCTTCCAGTTCTTCAAAGATATTATACATCTGCTTCGTCCTCGTCATAGATAGCTGACTCTGCAATAGACAGGAAGACAAAGTTAGAAGATGCCTGTAAGCACCCCAGCATTGCCACATTGGTCATCTCACCATTGTATTTGGCTATTAGGTTGTTTAAGTCTTGCAGCATGTTGTTCTCTGCCACGTACTTGTCTGGGAATTGTGTTACATTGTTCATATTAGTTTCCTTAACAAAAGAAGTAATCAGACGACAGGATCTCAGATATATCTAAGGTTCCCAGCTCTGGTTGTTTAAGTGTGTAACCCTCTCGGGTTTCTAGTAGCATGTTCTCTATGACTGTGAAGAAGTTCTCACTGTTGTAGATCATAGCGAACTGCCACTTGGTGTGGTCTATTAGTTTATTTACATCACATGCATGAGTCGAGAATGAATCATGTATAGCACCGAAGTCTCCATCAAAGCTCTGGATAACTTTAGCCATGTGAGCTGCGTCCATTGAGTGAACGAAGTTAGGGCTACATCCAGATGCAAATGATCTCCTGCATGGTATCAAGTCACCACTAGGTGTGATGTATGGTACCTTAATGCTGTGACCTATCTGCCCAAGACCACGTATGGTACTGCGTACTGTGATGTTCTTCTGACGCCACACCTCATATAACACTGGGAATCCCGAGGGAGTTGTCCACTGTGTACATGTCTCACCTGTTGAGAGTATGTGGTCTGTCATCTTCTGAATAAACTTCATGGTCTTTAAGGGGCCTACGCAGGTGTCGTTGATAGCAAGTATAAGTTGCTTTGACAGAGGGGTACAGTCATCTTCAGTGATATTGTACTTCTTGTCATAGCCTTCTACCTTGCAGTCATAGTACATATTAGCACCAATCTTCTTCTGACCTGCTGAGTATGCCCTTGTCATAGAGCCACGCTTTGCTATACCTTTACGGATAGCTTTCATTGGGATCTTACGTTCATTAAACCAGTCAGGCATCCTGTCTATCAGACGCTTGGCAACTTGGACATAGAAGTCCTTCTGTATCTCACTAGGTACGAGAGAAACCAGTTCACCAGCTTGTTTGTCTTTAGATATAGCTGCCAGATGTTGCCATCCATTGTTACTCCCATCAACAGGTATAGGTAATCGACTCATATGTACAGTACGATTAGCCCTAGCTTTGTTATACCCACTGACGTCCAAGCAACATGCAAGGAAACTAACGGGCTTTTCTGCTTCTGTTCTGAAGCTCAAGCCATCCGCTAATTGGTTGATCCAGTCGAGGTTGTTTAGGGTCCACAGTTCTCGGTCCTTTAAGGTCATCTTGTCTACTGATATGGTAGAGAGCCCTTCTTCTTGCAGATAGGTTCGATAGTCCGCTGTTACCCATGTTGGTAGTTCCTCTAGTTCATATGATTGGTTATAGGAACAAGCTGTGTGTATACATAACCATCGGTACCCTGCAGTGTCCATAGCCTTAGAATCTGCAAACTCAAAGAGTCCTTTAGATACATCAGACCCTTGGAAGTTCAAGAAGGGTTCAGTGTAGTACACACGACCTCGGTAGTCACACTCAACCATTTGGTAGAAGTCGTGAGACCCTACCGCATGTATCTTTGCAATGACAAACTTCATCTCAATAGCCTTTGACTTAGCTTTGATTGACTGGTCCTCAAGATCTATGAACAATCCGAGGTTAGTCTCTAAGGCTTTGGCTAGTGTGTTGTTAAGTCTCCAAGGTGTTTGTTGTAGCTTGTTAAGAGCAGTGATAAATGGTGCTCCTATAAGCTGCTTAAAGTCCTCCTCTGAACTCATGCGCTTTATGTATGGACGTTTGGTGAACTCATTACGTAGTGATGTTATGTCCTTAGGTGGTGTGAAGGAGGTACCAATCAGTGTCTCCCTCTCGTACTCAGGTGGGAGATCTCCAAGCTCCGACCATGTGTCCATTAGTTGAATTATGTAAGGTGCTCTGTACCCTGAGTACTCTCTTTCAATGTGTATATAACCCAGTTGAAGTAGTGCTTCTAAGTATAGATCACCAACAGCTAAGATCTCCTGATGGTTAGTGTTTAGTACGCCTAAAGCAGACAGCACCTGTAAGCCTATCACAGTCGATGTAACGGTTAGTTTAAAGGGTGCTGATGATGACCTTCGGGACTTCTGATAAGCTGCCACAGCCCCTGCTACGGCCCTTACAGTTAGCTTCTCGTAAGTATAGCCATAAGGTATCATTGAAGACACCAGTCTGGCTCCCTCTGGAGGTCTACCACGGAAGGTATTACCCTCACATCTTTCTTTTATGTACTCCGTGATGCTGACTATACCAGCGGAGTTATCCAGTGTAGTCGAGGAAGTCCTCTTGTCCCTTGAGTCTTCCTGTTCCTGTGTCATAGTATGCTGAACCACAGTCTCCAGTGCGTCCTGTAAATCTGGACTTAAGTACTCTGAGTTTAATTGTATTCCGTTCATCTTCATCTTCTGCCACTAAGTTGCGTGAGAATGTAATTATATCAAAGCTGATCTGTTTGATCGAGCCTGAACCCTTTATGTCATCTATGGAGGATAGGTAACCCTCTTCAAATGATTTACCATTCTGAGACTTCCTCAGGTGACTGATCAAACCTAGCCATACATTATGCTTCTTAACTACCTTAAGTAGATCAGACATTATTGCATCGATAGCTTCGTTACCAGTCTTACCTCCGGCTCCTTCAGATACTGCTATTGTGATATGGTCTAAGATTATATACTCACAACCTAACAGACACAAGTTCTCGATCTGGTCGATTAGACTGGAGTCAGAGACTGCACCGTTGTGGTCAAGTAGTATCAATCTTTCATTACCAAAGACCTTCTCGTAAGCCTTACGTTCTTGATCAGGAGTAGGGTCCTTAGGTGCAAACATCTTAATGAACTTCTCTGCAGAATCCCCTATGGACTCCTCGAGAGATACCATACCAATGCTGTCCTCGGTCTGTTCCTCGATCTCCAGTACAATCTCTTTGATCATTGTTGACTTACCTGAGCCAGTACCTGATGTGAACAGTACAATCTCACCCTTACGCATACCGTCAAGCTTATCATTGAGTCCTTGGAGACACTTGGGGTATGGCACTGACTGCACATCCTTACGTGCAATGTATGCATCCCAGATAGCTTCACCTCGTACGATGGAGGCAGGTGTATACTTACGTGCATTGAAGACAGAAGACATGATTTCTTCGGGAGTAGAATCACAAGGGTCATTGGCACTTAGGGTAGCCACCAATGTCTTATCCCAGCCAATGATCTTAGCTGCTTCACCTACTGCCTTATCACCAGCCTCATCTTGATCAAACATTAGTATGACTTCATTAAATGACCTGAGCCATTCTCTGTTAGCCACAAGGATCTTCATGTTACTTGAGGATGGTAGGGATACCACAGGGTACGTACGCTTATACTTGTTAAGCATAGACTGCTGCACTGCTATGGCATCTAACTCACCTTCAGTTATGATCACCTTCAGGCCACCCGGTTGGAACTTAGACTGTCCGAATAACTCAAGATCCT